TGCTCTCTACTGCTATGATAGGATCAACTGCATCCGCTAGTAGTATTTTCTTAAACCTCTCTCTTGACGTTATCTCGAAAGTTTGTACCTTAGTTGTTGCGCTTATAGCCTTAACAGTTTTCTTTGCTAAGTAATATAAAGGCTGACCATCTTGGTCAATTGTGTAGATTGATACCTCTCTTGGTGAGCAAGGTGTGTCTATTCTGAAGTCTACAGGCTCTTGAATTCGGAACACAGTTCCAGATGCCTGATCACGCACCTCTAAACCACTTTGTATTTTTAAACAATAGTTGGTGTTTGGTGTTGAATTTACACCGGATCCTGATACTGGCAGTAATTGAAACACCTCCAACTCTACTTGACTAGGTACACTTAGCTTTGGTTTGTAGCCGAAAGCACTTGCTATGTTTAGTAGGTTTCTCCTTTCTTGTGCATACAGTACTAAGTTTTCTTTAAATTGCGCATCAACGTAGTAGTTGAGCACATCCCCAACGTATGCTGCTAGGTCTATAAACAAGCTACCTGGTGACGCTTCGTTAAAGTCTGTATAGGTTTCTGGGTAATACGCTTTTGCAAACTCAACAAGGCCTTGTTTGATAGTTGAAAAATCCCTACCTAGGTATTTTATGTCTTTTACGTTTTTGCTAGCTTTTGGCATGGTTATTGAGTTACTTCTATTAATATAGGTCTTACGTCAAAAGAATTTGGATCTAAACTAATTGATAGCTTTACTAGCAATTTATTCTCATCCTCTTTAGGCGTCAGCTCCAGTTCTTTAATAAATATATAAGGTAAGAAAGTCGCAAATGATGATCTGATTCGCAAATCTAGAGCTTCTATAGTCTCTTCAGTTAGGTTTTCAAAAATAGTTTTACGTAATCCACAACCAAAAGTTGGCAACATTACACGCTCACCTGGCTCGGTTAGTAGTAGGTTTTTAGCGTTTGCCAATGCTTGATCCATTGTTAAGTAATTTTGCTGAAAGGTAGCACCTCTTTTGCCATTAAATGGCAAATCTACACCTAAAGCAACATTAACTTCAGAATCTATTGGATTTACTTGTATTACGTAAGCCATTATCTAATTTCCTCTGATCGTTTTAGTAATGTTGAGTAGTCTTTTATAAACATATCAGTTCCAGAACTTCCTAATGGAAAATCCGGATTTGCTTGCTCTACTTCGTCTTCAAAACCACTCATTGAATTAGCCGTTTCCTGTAGCAATGCGTTAATCGGATTGTCTATGTTTCCACCAAAGGGGCTGTCTAATGTTACTAAAGGGTGACTTCGTTGTGGCTTTGGCTGTTGAGATTGTTTTTTCTGTTGAATAGGCTTGGCACTCTCTGTTAAGGTTTTCAATTCCTTACGCACAGCTAACTGGACCTCTTCACGTACAATCTTTCGAAGCATTTCTGAGAATTCTCTTAATTTCATTTACGTCAGTTTCTTATAAATATACTCGTTAAGTATATCCTACAAACTGAATTGGCGTAATTCCTAGTACTGCATTTGCATAAACTCCTTTAATAGTACGCACCTGTCTGTCGAAGTTATTTCCTGTCTCGGTTGCAAAGCCTTGTGCTCCATCCACTGACTTGGCTTTAATTGATCCAAATCGTCCTATTGATGTTACAACAATTGTTGTTCCTGCTGGTGTTGTCCAAGTCAGCCCTGTCCAGAAAAGCTTAGCCGCTAAGCTAAACATCAGAGACATTGCTTTTGCCTCTGGATTAACCTCCTTTTCTATTTTCTTACGAGCTCGTTGCTCCTTTTCAAGGATCTGCTTCTGTTTAATTTTTTCAATACGAGCCTTTACTCGAGTTTCAATCGACTTTACAGTATCTCTTATAAAATCTACTACTGCCTTTACAGCCTTCTGTACCAGTTTAAGTAGAAAAACTAACACACTACCGGTCTTAGCTAATCCTCTCTTTATTGCTAGTAAGATTGGATCTGTTGTATCTGGTGGAATTTGGTTTCGTAGAGAGTCAATGCTTAAGCGTAATTTATTGCCTACTTGGCGCTCAGCTAAGAAGAATTGATTTAGCATTCCTTTTATATCCAAAAAGTCTAGTGATAGTTGATTTAGCGTTTCTAAATTTATCTTAGTTGGTGGGTTGCTCAAGAAGTTAAGTAGTGCTTCAAAGGATTGCCTTGCTTTTGGTCCTATGTACAACGTCTGTCTATTGACAAAATCCTTAATGGACGTTGTTAAGTTGTTGCTTTTATAATCAACTAAAACTTGTCTGAATAACTTTACTAGTAGCTCGTAAACCTTGAGTTCATTAATCCGTCTGGTAAAGGAAGCTTGCTCAGTTGCTACTTGTTCGCTAGTTTTATTATTTTCAAGTTGTTGAAACCTCAGCCAGTTGAAAAACACGCCTTTAAGGTCACGCTCGTTGTCCGATACATAGTACCTTTTTTGCGCTAAGTTTGAGAATATACGTCCAGCGCTAGCTGCAATCTTAGCCAGTATGTTTAGTTTAGTGTACAGTAGTTTAACCGCTCTAACCGTTCTTTCTACGTCCACTTTTTTTTCATCAACTAACCTCTTTGTATTTTTTACCTTTATGCCAATTGATGACTTATCCGCTAATTCCGTTACGTACTGTTTTAGTGTCTCCTTTGCCTTTTGTAGCTTAATTTGCACTTTATCAGTGAGCTTTTTTATTAAAGCTCTTACCTTAGCTACTAACTTGTCTAGAAATCGACGGAGTCTTTGAAATAACCTCGCAAACAAGTTTAAATCATTACTCTTAGGCTTTCTCGATCGTGAGATTTGTAATTTAACCTGTATTGGTAGCTTTACTCGCTCGATTTTGTCTAAAAGCTGCGGTATATCGCTATCTACGATACTAAATATCGTAGCTATTAGTCCGTCTAATTTACGTAGTTGTGTTCTAAATACCTCTTTACCAACATCGGTACTTACTATTTGGTATGAATCTAGAATTGCTGTTATTAGTAGTCTTAGTTGCGGTATCTCTATCTTAAATGTCGTTAATAGCAGGTTAGCTGTGAATGGTTCGTTTGGTGAATTAACTATCCCAGCATACTTTGCTTTTATAGCGTCTATTTGGTCTCGCCATCCGTCAAGTAAACCATTAGCTCCTGTAATAAGGGCATCTACCTTTGCTATCAGTGCAATTGTATCCTTGAGTATCTCACCAAGTAACGCAATCTGACCCTTAACCAGCTTAATTTGTAACCTTACCTCTCTCTCTATTCTTCTTGCGGTTCTAGCTGCATTAATATACGTCTTTATTTGTCTTTCCTTCTTCTTACCAGTCTCTGCAATTCGCTTTTGTATAGTTGCCTTTAGTTGTTCGATTTTAGCCTCTAGTCTAGTCTCTAACTCGACTCTTTTGTTTTTCAATCTAACTAACAGTAGCCTCTTTTTTTCTTTAAGCCTTTTGTTTGTGTTTATGAAGTTGATAAGTGCAATTGATAAAGCACGATATTTTGGAATATACGTTAGCTCATTCCAAAAGGCGATGTAGGATTCAGGCTGCAGAAAGCCTGATATTGCACTTATTATATCTTGTAGTAGTTTACGTAGCTTACTGTAAAAGTAAAACTTCAGGTTTGACTCGCTACTAGTTACATTACGTAGTCTTTTTATGGTCGAATCAACTTTATTGGAAAAGAGGAATACTTGTCTATATTCGGAAAGTTTTAATGAAGGTTTAAAGTTTTTGAAAAACTCAACTATAGCTAACTCTTCGGCAAAGGCACGTTGAAAGTCTTCAGAATTTAGATTCTGACCATCTAACGCTTGTGGTAGGTTAAATATGTTTTCGAAGATTCTTCCCTGGTCACGAATTAAGGTTACTTTATCTTGTATAAAATTTCGTATACCTGGTCCTATCTCTCTTATGTTTCTAACAAGCTCACGTATCTGATCATCTATCTCTTGTATTTCTGTTATAAGTGTTGTTACGTCATTTTTTATTTTACGTGCTTTTAGAATCGTTTGCTTATAGGTCTGCAATAAGTCTTGTACGTTACCCTTACCTTGCGAAATTTCCTTCGCTAAAAAGTAGGCTTTAACAGTACCTTTGAATAACTTCTCTCTCGGTTGTGTTGGTGGTGCTGTTGCTGGTCCTACCGTTCCAGGCGCACCTTGTAATGTTGGTGCGGGTAATGTTGGTGGTATTCCTATAGGCGCACCTTTTGATATAGTACGCATGTAGTACCTAGTGATCGCTGAAGCTAATTCTTCCGCATCTCCTAGTCTGCCGTTTTCTAAATCAGCTGCTAATCTTTGTGTATAATCTAGTGGAAAATTTATTGGCATTAGTCAAAAATCTCTTCAAATAATTTATCCCATGTCTCAGTTAGAGCTGCCTTTTCTTCGTCAGAAGAACCAGTAAAAAAGTTGTACACAGCAGTAATGCCCTCTGTGTAGGCGGTGAATACGCTCGAAACCAACCCCAGTAATCCTAATTGTAGGATTGCTTTAATTTTATCTGATATGCTTTCTGGTTGATAATACCAAAATGTTGGATCTAATCCGTACCAGTAAAAACCATACTCATGTGAAATTTCACGAAGATATGCATACACATCGCCACTTATCTTATCTAACCAAATAACCTGCCCACTCCTTCTTGGATCCACACTAGGCTTATTCGGTATACCATATAGTATTTGCCCTCCTTGTAAAAAAGGGTGTGTTGATTTCACACGAAACTTACGAAATTGCCAGTTGCTTTCTGGATAGACAACATTAAACTGCCTTTTATCAAGACTCTCTAATGCGTTTTGTAGCTGTGTGAATTGTTCTTGGTTATTGCATATTGTAATGAATTCCGTTGGATCCTGCGCTCTTCGAATTAAGTCCGAGACATCACTGCTAGTAACTCTATCGTCAAGTATCACGCTCTTTGCTAAATCCTCCACTAAACGGTATGTTGATATGTACCCGCCAGCTGGTTTAGTTCTTATTGTTATTCTTACGTTTTTTTCTGTGAAAACCTTATCACTAAGCTTACCAAATGCTTCTAGTAAATTTGGTGGTAGTGTTACTCCGTTTTGCTCTACTAACTCTAATTGTGCCATTATTATAATTCTTTAAATGCATACTCTATTGTCGTACCATTGCTGTAATTGGGTAGGCTAGCTAGTGGATCGGTTAGGTTTGCGTTTGTAGCCGTACCGTTTCCAAAATCACCAAACACTGTTCCTGTTACGGTACCTGTAATCTTTGTTGGTGGTTCGGTGATTGATTGTGGTGGTGGTCCTAATGTCTCTACATCAGGTATCTCGTGCGAATAGCCATCTATATAAGCGTACGTAGATAGCATTTCTTTTATACGTACTTGCAATCCAGTTAAGTCGTACTGTGTGTCTTCTCTAAAATAACCTCTACCAACAGGGGTCAATAGTACGGAGTTTTTTAAAACAAAAACCAGATCATCTAACCAATTAGCTAGTTTTATTCCCAACACAAGCGGCTCATACTCTACATCAGCTGTTGCCGATCCTTTTGTCACCACACCATTAGCTTTTTTAACTAACTGTGGTGGTGGGTTTTCGTTATCTGGTCTTACTCCTGCACCTTTGTTTGGTACACCTAGAAAGAGACCGTTCTGACCGTGTAATGTTACCGTATCATCGGCATCAATGTTAACTTTGTTTGGTGAGCTTATAGCTACACCTAGCTTACCAAACACCATGGTGTAGTTGGTCTTACTGTTAATGATTACACGATCGGAGTTAATTATTGCACTAGGAGTATTGCTGTTGTTGATTAAGCCTACAGCTGGGCCTGTTCTGTTTGGCGAGATCGTAACCGATTTGTCTATCTCTAGTTCTGTGAAACCTTGTTTTGACTTCACAGACGTTTTTGTATCAAAGAACAGATCTTGCATTGGCAAGATTACTGGAGTAAGTTGTGGTACGTTTATTATAACCTCACCTTGCAACGTACCACTACCGAAGCCAGTGCCAGAGCTCGCACCCAAACCGTCTGGTGCTGAGTATCCTTTCTTAGCCAGAAACTGCTCTTTAAGCGTGTTGTATTGAAGCGTTAATGCCATTATAAGTTAGGAAAGGTTATACTAGTTTGTTGGTAATATTTAGCTTTTGCCGCTAAGTATCTTCTATCAGCCTCAGTTGTGTTAACGCTTGGGAAAAACTCTGCCATGTCAACTATTCTATGCAGCAAGCTTGATTGAGGATGGTACACAGCTTGGTTTATCCATCCCTTTCGGAAAGGTTCGTTTCTCTTTCCGGGTAATGTATTGCCTAGTATCCAAGTGACTTTGTTCTGTAGTAACTTTAATGCTAGAGGAAATGCCTTATCTTCTGATAAGATTTGATTTGTAAGGTCTATCTTAGTGTATCGCTGCATTACCTTTGGTATGTCGGCAAGCTCGCCTGACCACACGCGGTTGGTATCCATAGCTCTTATCTCCTGTTTAACTTTGTACAGCCCTATACCACCAGCACCAGATGCCCAACCAAATTTAAACAACAAGTACCCTAGATAAGGATCAATAGCCATTGTTGCGATTGGATTGCCAAAGGCCTCGCGATTTAAAAAGCTGTATATAAAGAATTGCGACACTTCAGGATTATTACAAACTCCAAGCAGAAGT